AATCTTTAATTCGCTTAATTACAGTAGATTCAGTAACTCCATCCGCAAAATTCTTCGGATAAGTCGATAAAAACTGATCTTTGAACCTTCCAAGCAGATAAAGTGGGAAAATGTTGTTTAAATTAACAACTTTTGCTCCAAGTTCATGAGTTGCAGCAATTGTTTCTTCAAATTTGTACTCATCTGAAGTTCCAACCGCTTTTATAGCGTTAAATCCTCTTGAACAGTCTTGAAAAAGAGTAGATCCCTTCTGTTGGTAGTAAATTATCTCATCATCTATTAAAAGTAGACCTTCATTCGGAAAATCACGAGTAGATTCAACGTCAACTGTTGTAGAAGATGTAGTTAACGCAGAAATAAGCTTTGTTTCTTCAACAAGTCCACCAAAATTGTCAATATTATAATAATCACTCCAGTTTTGAATAATATCGAAGCAATATCCCTTTAATTCTTGTGACTTATAATATTCCTTTACAAACGAAATGAACGTAGGATAAGATTCCTGTATAAACGAAGCAAATTGCCCAAATACACTATGGGAAATCTGCGATTTAGATTCGGGACTAACCTCAGACGGTACTGGTGGTACAGTAACTGTTGTGGTCGGCGTAGTCCATGAACTGACCTTCCAGGAAGAATTTGTCATCTCTTATCTAACTATAGCTTGACTCTGGTACCACACCCGTACCAGAAAGGTTTGACCCACTACTGATAGTGTCTTCTACAACACTAACAACGGTATTATCTATACCTAATGTGAGATAGGTTTCTCTCAATGAAACTAAATCATTGGATTTTGGAACTGCAGAGATTTGTAATACATTTCCTGCTACAGAAGTTGATTGAATAATCATATCATTGATTACAATTTCTCCCATTGTATAATCAACTGTACCCCATAAACCATCAACATACTCAAAAGCACCAGTTCCCTTTACGTAGTAGAGTCTTAACGCACCTTTACCGTCATCATTGAGGTAATATGTGTTAAAATCATCTCCAACGATCTTGAATCCGCTAGATGAAACTGCAGGAGTATCAGTTTGTTGGTTAATTCTGTTACCGTAACAAATCTTATAGTTAACGCGAGCGTTTAAATCAACTGTTACGTTCTTTCTCATCTTGAGACGAGTGATATTAGAGGTAATTGAGACCTCTGCATCGTCAATAATCTTTTGAAGCTTGGAATATTTGAATTTTCCACCAAATTTATTGAATTCAGCACCAGAATTTAACGCAGTTAGTGAAATAAGAACTACATTTTTAACTTCTGCTGGTTCACGACGAGTAACATTTGGGTTATAATAGACAAAACTCTCCAAATCGATGTAAAGAATCGATGGATCAATGATTGAAGGTTGAATCGCCGCGACAGAATAGTCTCTGAGTTTCTTCAGAATGACATTTTTCTCTGAAAGTGACAATTTATCCGCATTTTTTGGCTTAATTGCTAAAAATACCTTACCATATTCAGGTGGTTCCGCTTCTTCACCACCATAACAAGCAATTGAAGCGACATTTGGATAAATCTGAGGTATAATTGCCTCATAATCACGGGTTGAAACTGCTCTACCGAAGGCAGAATAGAATTTTGGCGCAGAAAACTTGATTGATTCTGTAGATTCAGCTGCAGCACCCCCATCTGGGAACGAAACAGCAGTAACTGTAATACCAGTAGTGAGGGTATTGCCGTTATTATCTCTAAAATTACCAATATTATCAAATTGTTTCAATCCATTTGCACCAGTTCCACTAGATGTGGTATACTTAACAGTAACGACATCGCCATTTGCAAGATTTGTACCTACAATTCCGTCTCCAAAGATGATTTCAGGTATCTCATACTCAGATTCTTCTAAAAAGAAGACCTTTGAAGTAGAATCTATCTTCGTAATATCTGTTGCTTGTAAGAATTTCTCTGTAATTGTACCAGAAGTGACTTCTACAGTCATCGAAGTGGTATCAGCTTTCTGATTTGTAAGAATAAATCTTTGTCTTTCGTTAATATCACGCACAAAAGTGTCTGTTAGGAAGACTCCTTCATACAAAGTAACGTCATTGAAGGTTGCAATTCCCGATGTACTGTCTACACTCTGTGTTGTATCTGATCCAATTGAGAAAACGAAGTTATCATTGTCCAATCCTTTGAAGTTTAATACCAATCCAGCGTTAATTGTAACTGTTTTGGGGTAAGGAACTACTGTTTGAACTGTAATATTGACCTTTGTTTGTGCAGAACGAGCTGATTTAGGTGTATAACCAATCATTCTTGCTAATTTTACGACATTTTCGCGTAAAACAGCAGTCTCCATGAATCCTTCGTTAACCGCAAGGTTAGCATTCACAGAACTATAGTAGGTATTATACGATAGAATATCCAAAAGCACCGTTAAAGACGATCCCTCAAAGTCATAATCACTAAATTGTGACTGAGACTTTAGATAATTCTTAATTTGTGCCTTGATTTCGTTGAATTCTAGGGCGTTTACCTGGTTAAATGACATTATGGTTTAAAGGCAACTTCGATATTATCAAATTTGGGGGGCAAACCTAGAATTACATAGGCAATGCTCAAGTATAGTTCATTGTATTCTTCTTCCCAATCCGCAAGGACTTCATAAACAGCTACTCTTGGTTCAAATGTATTGACACAATCAGATACCTGTTTCTCTATAGCACCCTTTGTATCTGGTGTGAAGTTCTCAAATAGTAATCCTATAATATTTCCACCAAAAGAGGGGTCAAACGGTTTCTCATAAAAATTATAAAGGACGATATTCTTGACTGATGCTTTAATGGCTGCTTCATTTTTCAGTGACAATACATCGTCTGTCACTGCATTCTTTTCAAAAGTTAAGCTAAAGTCACGGAAAGACTTCGATACTAAAGCCATCAGGTTTCAATATTAACCTTCTTTATATTTATACCGATTTTTTAACAATCTTTCTTCTGCCTTTCTTACAACATCTTCCGCGCCCTTTTCAGATTCAGGTGTTGCTTCAAATCTTGATGAATATTCAGTCTTTTCTGATGATTTTTTTAGGTAAGCATCAGAACGAGGGTCTGTAATTAAGTACTTACATCCCTCCCATCCGTTGTCATAGAAACCATCAGACATGTCTACAGGAACGTTATGGTTCCTCATGCCATTTACAATTCTATTTGCCTTGGCCACGATACCTCTTTCTTGCTCTATTGCGACTAGTAGCAGAGAACTTACTATGCTGTCCTCTACCTTGACGTGTTTTCTTAGGAAGAGCTTCTACTTTAATAGTAGTACCAAATCCACCTGCTTTTGTTTTAGCCATAATTTAACCTGCAAATACGTTGGGTGATCCAGCTGCTACGCTGGTACATGTTGCATCTCCTACTCTACCACATCCTTTGCCATTTACAAATACGGTTCCACTACCACTTGATATAGGTGCCGCATGAGATGGACAAGGTGATCCTGGTAAAAGATGTCCAGTATTATTATCTCCTTGACGAGAGATAGGAATACCATTACAGAAGACGTTACCAGATCCTTCTGCTCTGACCATGCCAGAACAATGTGATACGTCTGCGTCTCCGATTCTAGTTACTGCTGGCATTATGGTTCATACTCCGATGGTGCTGTGTCTTCCCAATCATGATATGTAGCAATAGGCATACTATCATGAGGATGTTTCCAAACTTTCTCAGATCCTCCAGTAGGGCATTCTATATCAGAATGACACTCTTCTGATCCACCTATAGCAAAGGGATTATAACGTGCCGTAGCGATCCTATACATCTTCTCATGCATAGTGATCTCTTCCTCATCCTTATGAACTTCTACGGCAGGAGGATCAATGTTTACGATATCATTGCCATCCTTATCTTTATAAGTTGGTAATGAATGATCGTGATTTCCACTTTTAGGTGGCCATTCTGTCATAGGGATTGAATCATGAAACCAATCATCGTGAGGTGTATGATCAGGGGCTGGATAAGTCATTAGTCGTAATAGTCATCAACAAGAGAACGGATACCTTCCCATTC